GCGTAGAACTAACGGAGATAACTGGGCAGTAACTACACCTGACGTAAACAGGCTTTATCTTAACGGCACTAACGATGCGGCTAGTATTAACTACAACTGGGCAGATCAAGACGGTTCTGTTGTAACTCTGAACGGTACAGATGCGTTTATGAACGCTACCTCCAACACTTACATCATGTACTGCTTCCACAGCGTTGAAGGCTTCAGCAAGTTTGGCAGTTACGAAGGCGGGTCAGATGCTTTTGTCTACACAGGCTTTAGACCCGCAATGATTATTTGTAAAAACATCGACTCAGGTACAGCCAAATGGGGCGTGAAAGACAGCACCAGAAGCACCATCAATCCAACACGAAACACTTTGTATCCGAATGACAGTTTAACTGAGTACACAGGTACTCTGCACGATGTGGATTTTCTGTCAAACGGATTTAAACTGCGAAACGCAGATGCTGTATGGGATGGGTCAGGAACATACATCTACATGGCCTTTGCCGAAAACCCATTTAAGTACAGCAACGCTCGCTGATAGGAGATAGAAACAATGTGGACTTACTTAGGTAGAGTCATCAAGCAAGGCAGGGCGTGGACTGACGCTGAAGGTGTACAGCATCCTGCTCAGTGGAATCGTTGGACAGACGAGGAGAAGGCCGCTAAAGGTCTGGTGTGGAATCAGGACTTACAGCCTGTACCGTTCGACAATCGCTTCTACTGGAGTGCAGGAGTTCCAAAGGCACTGGATGATGTCAACGCAGTAGACGAGGACGGCAATCCTGTACTGGATGAAGACGGTGTTCAGGTTGTCACTAAAGGACTCAAGAGCAATGCTATCGCACAGACAAAAGTGACTGCTAGCGGCTTGCTTGCTCCGACTGATTGGATGGTTATCAAGGCGGCGGAGGTATCTGGATACACTGTCCCTGCTGATATCACAACCTATCGTGCGGCAGTGCGTACAGCATCGAATACCATCGAAACTGCGATCACAGGCGCGGCTGACCACGCAGCGTTCATGGCGTTGTATAATGCGCCAGTAGATGCCGACGGTAATCCTACCGGAAACGCACCAATCAATGACTGGCCTGATGAGGTTTAACAATGGACAAGCGCACAGTGTCTTCAGCGCATAAGCGCATCGATAGTATTGAGGTACGCCTGGAGGCGCACGAAGCTGTGTGCGGTGAGCGCTGGAAGGAAACCATCCTCCGCATTAAGCGCATCGAAGGCGTGATGATTGCTGCAGCAGGGAGCATCATAGCCATGCTTGTTGCGATTCTGATGAAGGTGACCTAGATGTTAGCGGAGATCGGCCTGGCAATTAGCGCAATCAAGGCAGCCAATGAAGCCATAGGCGCGATCAAAGAGATGTGTGGCAACATCCAGTCTGTTGGTCAGATGGGTGGTGAGCTAACCAAGCTAGCGGATTCAAAAGAGCAGATTGAGAAGAAAGCAAAGGATGGTGATATGGATGCCTTCTTTGCGCTAGAAGATATCCGCAACAAAGAAGCTGAGATCAAACAGATGTTTATCTACCAGGGTCGCGCAGGACTTTGGGATGACTATCAGAAGTTCATGGAAAATCGCAAGGCTCTAAAGAAGAAAGAGATTGAGCGTGAACAGGCTCGCAAACTGGCTAAGAAAAAGGCCATACAGAATGGATTTCTTTATACTGCTGTCGGCATTGCTGTTCTCGGTGTGGTGGGCGGGGCCGTGGCCCTTTTACTTTGGCTTATATCTTTACGGGGCAGGTAACTGATGGCTTACTTTAGGCGAGAGATCAACAGCCCTGACGCCATGCTTGAGATTGGACAGCAGCGCGATTCATCTGCGCAACTGCTGCACTTCTTTGGATTCAATCCTGCTGTCAGCACAACATACGAAACAATCTGGAACAACGGCGGTGGTCAGTACGTTTACCCTAGCCAGGCGCTGACCATGAGCTGCGTCTCTACGTCTGCCGACGATACTCAAACAATCCTGATCTCTGGCCTGGATGAGGATTACGAGGAAATCTACGATATTGTGCAGCTCAGCGGCACAACTCCGGTGACGACAACAAATCAGTTTTACCGAATCAACGCAGCCAGGACATTAGCAGGAGTCAACGTTGGCGCAATATCCATCAGCAACTCTGGGACCGTATACGCTTATATCGGTCCTGACCTAGGGACTCACCAAACAACTTTCTACACGGTCCCTGCCGGGCGATCCCTATATATACACCAAGTCACATTCAACTCTGGGACGGTCAACCCAAACAAGTATATGACTGCGCGAGGATCAATCATCAGCAGCACTGGCGTAGAGAACAGGTTCTGGCAATCTACTTTCCAACAGGACGTATACTTTAATCTGCGAGTGCCATTCATTGTGCGTGAAAAGACAGACTTCTTGATTGAAGCGAAGAGCAGCAGCGGTGAAAACGAATTGTCCATATACATGGGCGCTGTACTATTGGAGGACTATGTATGACGGAGCTAGAAAAGTATGACAAGAACGGGAATGGCGTTCTCGATCCGGATGAGCTTGCTGTTATTGAACTGGAGGATCGCCGCCGTAAGATGGAAGATGAGGATGCGCAGCGTGATTCGATCAGGAAGATGGCGTGGTTCGCGCTATTTGGCCTACTGCTGTATCCCTTTGGTATTTTTCTATGTGATCTATTTGGACTTGCTACAGCGGCGGGATTGATCGCTGACATAGCTCCCACTTATTTCGCCTCAATCGCTGTCCTTGTATCCGCTTTCTTTGGCAGTACAGCAATCGCATCGAAGAAGGCTAGCTAATGGAATTCGTAGCCGCACTGATTTTAGCGGTCTTGGCTATTTGGGGAATTATGAATATTCCGCCAAAGGATGACTGATGAAAGTCTGCGAGTACGTCTTTAAAGAGGGGATGTACCACACAGGATGCGGATCAAAGTTATTATTTCGGCCTGTCGTCAAGTGCGACAAATGTGGTCGGAAGACAAGGGAGAAGACCAATGATACAAGCATTGATAGGACCAGTAACCGGACTGCTTGATAAGTTCGTCGAAGATAAGGATGCCAAAAATGCAATGGCTCACGAGATTGCAACGATGGCTGAGAAGGCTGCACATGAAGCAGCTATGGCTCAAGTTGAAGTCAACAAGGCAGAAGCCCAGCATCGATCAATCTTCGTCGCAGGATGGAGACCATTCATCGGATGGGTCTGCGGAATCGCGCTGGCATATCACTTTGTGCTTGCTCCATTCATTGTATTTGGAGTTGCTTGGTTTGGTGCAGAAATACCTGAGTTACCTGCGTTCGATATGGACTCGCTGATGACTGTACTTCTCGGTATGCTGGGGCTTGGTGGTATGCGATCTTTTGAGAAAGCAAAGGGGTTAACGAAGTAAGTGAGGTATATGGATATGGACGTAGATAAACTGAAAGATCAGCTGATACTACACGAAGGACTGGAGCTAAAGAGTTACCAATGCAGTGCAGGATTCATAACGCTCGGGGTCGGGCGCAACGTAGAAGAGTTAGGCATCACCGAAGACGAAGCCAGGTACCTCCTGGACAACGACATCCTGCGAGTGACGAAGGAACTGGACAACAACCTCCCGTGGTGGAGAGACATGAGCGAAGTTAGGCAGCGCATCTTTGTTGATATGGTTTTTAACCTGGGCATCAGTCGATTCCTAAATTTCAAGAACATGATCGCAGCTGCTGAAGAACAGAATTGGGAAGAGTGCGCAGCGCAAATGTTAGATTCTAGGTGGGCAGACCAGGTAGGGCAGCGAGCTACACGCCTGGCTACAGCAATGGTTGAGGATAGCCTGGAGATCTGATATGCCGAAGCAGCTGCATGAAAGTTTAATGCGTCGAGCATCGAAGATGGGTCTCAAAGGCGAGCGCAAAAAAGCGTATGTCTATGGGACCTTGCAGAAAGTGGAGAAGCAGGGGAAGAAGTAATGCGTGGACTGTACGACAACATCAACGCCAGGAAAAAGGCTGGGACATCCAGGCCAAAGAGCAAGTCAACGATCAGTGACAAGACTTATTCGTTGATGAAGCGCAAAGCTGGTGGATTTAAGGCCAAGAAAGATGGCTAAGTCTCCAGCTTGGCAGCGCAAGGAAGGCAAGAATCCCAAGGGCGGACTCAATGCCAAGGGCCGGGCGTCTTATAAGGGCGGAACTTTGAAGGCCCCAGTAAAGTCTGGCGACAATCCTCGACGCGCTAGCTTCCTGGCTAGGATGGGCGGCATGCCTGGACCGGAACGCGATAGCAAAGGCGAACCAACCAGGCTGCTGCTATCGCTTCGTGCCTGGGGAGCAAGCAGCAAAGCTGACGCCAAGAAGAAGGCAGCAGCAATCTCTAATCGAAACAAATCGAAGGCATAAAAAAGGGCAGCCGCGAGGGAACACAGCTGCCCAGGTCCTTCGGGGTGAAGGATGAATAGCGATGAGCTACTCGGATTTCATTTTACCCCCAACCCTAAATCTAGGGCTACGACTAAATTTACTTTTCGACCTGGTGTATCTCTTGTTCAATTCGTTTTCACTCTTCAAAGATTTACACCATTGCCTGATCGTGTCAGCCATTGACCCAGCGCTCACGAGAAATCTCCTGATCTCGCAGCAGGTGCAGCTTGCTGCTCTGGTTGATTCACATGCAGCTTTGGCCGTCCGACAATCTTCCAGTTCCGATAGTCATCCCCAGCTTTTTCCTGGATCGTAACCTGCAGCTCGATGCCAGCAGCAAGCATCTGCTTGTGGATGTTAGCAACGACTGCTTCCTGGTCGGCAGTCATTGGCACCGGGCGGTTAGCCTGGTCGTCCCAACCGTTGTTGAACTGGAGGAATCCGCTCAGCCTGTACTCTTTGGCTGGGAGGATCGTTTCTTTGAATGTAACTGTTGCGTTACCGAGTTGTGGTTTTGCCATTGTGGTTCTCCTTAGAATGGAATCTTTTCGTCTGATACACCTGCTTTCTTTTTGAGATCTGCAAGTACATCTGCTGGGTTTGGATCAGGCTCGCTGCCTGTTGTGACCGCTGGCTGCGGATGGTTCTCCAGGAAAGTCTTGCGCTCCTTCCACGCAGACAGTAGATCCTGGTACAGCGCATTGTCCTGGACCGCCAGGGTTTGCAGCTGGTCATCGTTCTCCTCTGCCCAGGCGCGCAGCTGACCTTCAGTGCTGTAGTTTTTGATATGATCCTTTGCTGCCTTACAG